GGTAATTTCGAACCGCTTTATTTTCCTAGGCATCAAATTACAAAGTTTTTTCGATGCGCATACACGCATACCTACTCCAAGGGCCGAATTTTCAAAAGCCGACCATTATACCACTGATATTTCCCGTTTGGTATAGTGAGTTGATGCTATCTACATCATGGCTTTAGTAACCAGAGCAGAAGCGGCCAGGATGCTTGGTGTTAGCGCCGAAGCCGTATACGCCGCTGTAAAAACAAATCGACTGTCTGTTGTAACTGGACGGGATGGGAAGCCTCTGGTAAATACCGAGACAATGCGTGAGGAGTGGGCGAAGAACACTCAAACTCGTATTGGCATTGGTCCGAAAGCGCCTGGTCCAGGCAAGGAGAAAAAGCCGTTGAGGAGCAAAGAAGAAAGAATGGGTACAGCACAGGAAAGAATTGGTCAAACCAGAGAATCAATTCCCGACTACGACGAATCGAGAGCGCGCACAGAACACCTTAAAGCAGAACTTCTAGAGCTAGAAAGACAACAAAAGGAAGGATTGCTTGTTCGCGCAGAGGATGTTGAGCGTGAATGGATTGAAGTTATCACAATGGCTAGAACGAAACTACTGGGCATTCCGACTAAGGCAAAGCAACGGATACCGGATCTTGATACGGACGCGATCGGGGTATTGGATGATATCGTTCGTGAAGCCCTAGAAGACCTTGCAAATAACGATGAATAACGCGCAAAAACTACGAGATAAGGCGTTTTTGGCGTTCAAGCCACCGAAAAAGATGACATTGAGTGAGTGGGCGGATACGCACGCTTATTTGAGTTCAGAATCAAGTGCGGAAGGTGGTCGATGGCACACGTTGCCTTACCAGAAGGGGATCATGGATGCGGTGACAGATCCGAAGATCGAACAGATCACTGTAATGAAAAGTGCGCGTGTCGGATACTCTAAGATTCTAAACCACGTTGCAGCGTTTCATATCCATCAAGATCCATGCCCAATCATGATCGTTCAGCCAACGATTGAAGATGCTCAGGGCTACTCAAAGGAAGAGATTGCGCCGATGCTGCGGGACACTCCTTGTCTGCGTGGTGTTGTGAGTGAGGCGAAGGCCAAGGATGGTGCGAACACGATTCTGCAGAAGCAGTTCCCTGGTGGGAGCTTGAGCTTGGTTGGCGCCAATAGCCCAAGGGGATTTAGGCGTGTCAGTCGCCGTGTTGTGTTGTTTGACGAGATTGATGGTTATCCGCCGTCAGCAGGCACTGAGGGCGACCAGATCAAGCTTGGTATTAGGCGTACTGAGTATTACTGGAACCGTAAGATCGTTGCCGGTAGTACGCCGACGGTAAAAGATTTCAGCCGTGTGGAGCGGATGTTCCAGCAGGGTGATCAGCGCAGGTATTTTGTGCCGTGCCCCGATTGTGGCCATATGCAGTATTTGAAATGGGGAAATATCAAGTGGAGGGATGATGATCCTGATACCGCTAGCTATGCGTGTGAAAGCTGTGGTGTCTGGATTCCGCACACGAAAAAGCGTTGGATGGTGGAGCGCGGTGAGTGGCGACAGACTGCTCCGGGCAATGGCAAGCATGTGTCGTTTCACGTCTGGGCGGCATATAGTTACAGCCCGAATGCGACCTGGCCGAACCTTGTGGAGGAATTTCTAGATGCAAAGCACGATGCAGAGCAGCTAAAGACGTTTGTCAATACTGTGCTTGGCGAGACGTGGGAAGACGAATATGCATCGAAGGTTGGTGCGGATGCGTTGAGTGAGCGTGCTTCAACCGAGGCATACGAGCAAAGCACGGTGCCAACTGAGGCACTGCTGCTGACGATCGGCTGTGACGTACAGGATGACCGACTGTCATTGAGCGTTTGGGGATGGGGCCGTGAGGAAGAGGGATGGTTGATTGACCGCGTGAAGATTTATGGCGATCCGAGCAGGCCGGATGTATGGAAGCAGCTTGATGAAATTCTGCAGGCGCCGTATCCGGGCGAAGGCGACCGCAAGTTGACACCGATGGTGACGGCGATTGACTCCGGCGGCCACCACACGATGGAGGTGTATCAGTACGCAAGGGAGCGCCAGAGCATGGGCGTAATTGCGATCAAGGGTATGTCACAGAAGAACAAGCCACCAATTGGCAAGGCAAGCAAGGTGGACCTGAATGCGAAGGGCAAGACACTGAAGAAAGGTGCCCAGGTATTCCCGGTCGGATCCGACACGGTGAAGTCATTGCTATTTGGCAGGTTGAAGCACAACGAAGTCGGGCCTGGGTATTTGCATTTCTACCCAACGGTTGGATCGGAGTATTTTGAAGAGTTGACTGCTGAGAAGCAGATCATGCGGTTCAGGAACGGCTTCCCGGAACGGGTTTGGGTCAAGAAGAGCAGTGCAAGAAACGAAGCGTTGGACGAACTGGTCTATGCGTATGCGGCGTTAAATCGCGTGTATCAGATCAAAGATCGCCGTACTTTGTGGGATCAGGTTGAATCTGGTGCTTTGGAGAAACCGAAAAAACGTGCGGCTGCGAAGCCGGCCGGCGGAAGGAGTTTCATAAATCAATGGTGAGCGTTACACTAAGGGGAAATGTTGGCATCTAGCCAGACGTGAAGATCCCTGCAACTATCGCTGCTGGTACGACCATCGTGTGGGTCGATGATGCAACGGTTGATGTGCTTGGCGCTGCGGTAGACAATACGACCCATAGCTTGACGTATTACTTGCGTAAGAACACTGCCGCTGAAGGCGTAACCGTAAACGGTGTGGCGTATCAGTCCGGCTGGCAGGTAACGCTTGCGGCGGCAACGACTACTGCGATGGATGCCGGCGACTGGTACTTCCAAGCTGTCGCGACGAACCTGAGTGATAGCACTGTTATTGAGCTAGGTCGCGGTGGGTTTGCGGTCGATGCATCGCTTGCGTACAGCGGTACTCCTGGAGCGTTTGATGGCAGGTCACAGCTCCAGCAGGATCTGGATGCAGTGCAGGCCGCGATTCGGTCAATTATTAGCGGCGGCGCGGTAGCCGAGTATCGTATTGGCAACCGGAATTTAAAAAAATTCGACCTTACGGAGCTGATGGAGCTTGAATCCCGATTCAAGGCACAGCTTGCACGTGAGAAAAAGGCTGAGATGATTGCTAATAATCTCGGCAATCCACATTCACTTTACGTTCGTTTTAACCAAGGCTGATGGGACTTCGTACTCGACTGCTTCGTAGGCTGGGTCTGCAGCCGATTCCGCGCTCACTGCCTACTGTGCGTCGTCGGCGTAATTATGCAGGCGCGATTATCAGTCGCTTGACAAGTGACTGGATGTCATCGCAGGCAAGTGCTGATGCGGAGATTCGCACCAGTCTGCGGAAGCTGCGTGATCGCAGCCGCGAGATGGTACGGAATAATCCGTATGCCAAGCAAGCGAAGCGGACGACGCAGATCAATGTGGTCGGCAGTGGCATCAAGCTGCAGTCACAGGTGCAGCAGATGCGTGGCCGAAAGCTGAATGATTCAGTGAATCGGCTGATCGAAGACAAGTGGAATGCTTGGTGCCGCGCTGAGAATTGCGATGTCGCTGGCCGCCATAACTTCCACATGATGGAATGGCTGGCGGTTGGTGCGCTACCGGAATCAGGCGAGGCGCTATTCAGGATTATCCGCCGGCCGTTCGGCAACAGCAGAGTGCCACTTGCGCTGGAGATGCTGGAGGCTGATGTACTGGATGAGGAGTATCAAGGCCAAACCCTTGCCCCAGGGAACGAATGGCGCATGGGTGTGGAAATTAACGAATGGGGCCGCCCGGTCCGGTACGCCTTCCTCACGCGCCATCCAGGTGACTACTGGTTCCAGAATGTGCCGCAACGAGAGGGTAAGCATGTCTTCCTTCCGGCGGAAGATGTGATTCATCTGTTTATTCCTGAGCGTCCGCATCAGCATCGAGGGGTGCCGTGGTTCCATCCTGTTATGGCCGATGCCCATCAGCTTCAAGGGTACGAGGAAGCAGCGGTGATCCGGGCTCGTGCCGGTGCATCGATCATGGGATTCGTTACATCACCTGAGGGTGAGCTTGACGGTGATGACGTTGAAGGCGAACGCCGCATTTCGGAGTTTGAGCCTGGGATGTTTAAGTATCTGGAGCCAGGCCAGAACGTAACGGTGCCAAGCATTGATTCGCCTGATCAGCAGTACGAGATGTTTGTGCGCAATAAAGTGCGCAGGTTTGCTAGCGGATTTGGGTGTAGTTATGAGACGTTGAGCCGTGACTTCAGTGAGACGAATTACAGCAGCAGCCGGCTGAGCTTGCTGGAGGATCGTGAGCACTGGAAGGTGGTGCAGGCGTACTTGATCGAGCATTTCCATATGCGGGTATTCCGCGAATGGCTGAATCTTTCGGTGCTTGCTGGCGAGTTGCCGTTTGATGATTTCGATCAGCGTCCTGAGCGGTATGACAATCCGAAGTGGATGGCTCGCGGGTGGGATTGGGTCGATCCGCTGAAGGAGGCGAAAGCCTATCGCGAGATGGAGCAAGCTGGTTACATGACGAAAGCGCAAATCGTTGCGAAGCTTGGCGGTGATTTCTACGATAATTTGAGCGAGCTGTCACGAGAGCAGCAAGCAGCACAGGAGCTTAATGTGGAGCTTGATCGTGACATTGTTGACACACCACCGGAGGTTATTCAGTAATGCCTGCAATGCCGACTGAAGGGATGCGTGAAGAGGCGCGTCGCTATCGCGCTTGGAAGGAAGAGGGTCATGATGGCGGCACTGAGGTTGCCGCCCGTCGTGCTTCTCAGATTCTGAGTGGCGATGAGCTGAGTGATGAAACCATTGTGACGATGAGCGCTTGGTTCGCTCGTCATGAGGTGGACAAGGAAGCCGAGGGATTCAGCCCTGGCGAAGATGGCTATCCGTCACCGGGCCGTGTTGCATGGGCCGCCTGGGGTGGTGATGCAGGAAAAAGCTGGTCGGATAGACTGGTTGAATCAATGGATCGCGCAATGGTTGAAGGCGATGCCGCGAGGCCATATCCAAACGAACATGCGGCTCGCTTGCGTGATCCTGATCAATACGATCGCTTCCGTCGCCGGAATGATGGCGGCGGCACCGGAGTGGACTTCATCTTTGGGATCAAGGAAGGAGAGGACGGCGCCGAGTTGCAGTCGATTCGCTTCCGGTTGTCAGAGTTTACGGCCGCTGAAGCGCGGCAGTGGCTGAGCGATAACGATTACGAAGCACTGGATTTTGAAGAAGCCACTGGTGATCGCGAACTGCGTGCTGAGCCTGGTGATCTAAAAGAAGGTGATTTCGTCTCCTGGGATAGCTCAGGCGGCCGTGCTCGCGGTCGAATTGAGCACATCATGCGTGAGGGCACGCTTGGTGTTCCTGATTCTGAATTCAGTATTGATGCCACTGAGGATGATCCTGCGGCATTGATTCGCATCTATCGCCCTAGCGATGATGGCTGGAAGGCGACTGAAACGATGGTAGGCCATCGATTTAGTACACTAACAAAGATCGATGCATTGCGAGGAATGAACGCAAGAGACCTAGAGGGCACAAAGCTTACTCGTGTTGAGTCAACTGTTTTCAACATTGTTGACGATCGCACGATTGAGTTTCCGTTTAGTTCCGAATATCCGGTGGCTCGGTACTTCGGAAATGAAGTGCTGAGTCATGCTGCTGATGCCGGGAATTTTTCACGGTTGAACGATGGCGCTCCGTTGCTGTTTAACCATGATCCAGATCGCGTAATCGGCGTTGTCGAGCGTGCATGGATGAATGAAGACAAGAAGCGCGGGTATGCCAAAGTTCGCTTCTCGCGCAATAAACAAGCGCAAGAAGTATTGGCAGATGTCCGCGACGGAATCCTTCGCGGCATTTCATTCGGTTATTCCATTGATAAGATGGAAGAACGCGAAGATGACTTCATGGCAACCCAATGGTCACCTTATGAAGTCAGTGTGGTCAGCATCCCCGCTGATCCCACCGTCGGCATTGGCCGCTCCTTGGAGTTGGCTGATGACGAACCAGCGGCCCCGGCCGCATCTCCTGAAAACACTATGACTGAACCTGTCATGGACAACACTCCTGACCTGGAGGTGATCCGGTCCGAGGCCGTCGAGGCCGAGCGCACCCGTATCGCCGCCATCAACAAACTGGGTGAGCGTCATAAGCTCCCCGAAATCGCTCGCGAACTGGTTGACGGAGGCAAATCCGTTGATGAGGCACGGGCAGCTATCCTCGAAAAAATCGGTACTCAACCTGTGGAACACCGCATTGACGCCAACGATGTTGGCCTGAACGAGAAAGAGGTCCGTCAGTTCAGCTTCGTGAAAGCTCTGAACTATCTGGCCAATCAAGGTGATGCTCAAGCACGCCGCGAAGCTGAATTCGAAATCGAAGTCGGCCGCGCTGCTGCTGATAAGTACGAGCGTTCTTCTAACGGCATCGTGGTGCCGAACGAAGTGCTTCGTCGTGATCTGGTGGTCGGCACCCCGACTGCTGGCGGCAACCTTGTTGATGATGTGCTTCTGGCTGGAAGCTTCATCGAGATCCTGCGCAACCGTCTGGCATTCGCCCAAGCTGGCGTCACCATGCTGACCGGCCTGCAAGGCAACATCAGCATCCCCCGTCAGTCCAGCGCCAGCACTGCTTACTGGGTTGGTGAGAACGCTTCTCCGACCGAGAGCCAGCAAGCTGTTGATCAAGTCAACATGACCCCCAAGACTGTGGGTGCTTATGTTGATTACAGCCGTCGCCTGCTGCTCCAGTCTTCCATCGACGTGGAAGGCATGGTCCGCAACGATCTGGCCCGTGTGATCGCACTGGAAATCGACCGCGCTGCTATCTATGGCACCGGCTCCAGCAACCAGCCTCAAGGTCTGACCAACGTCAGCGGCATTGGTAGCCAGACCATCACCACCTTCGGCACCTTTGCTGAGTACATCGGCATGGAAACCGATGTTGCTTCCGCTAACGCCGATGCTGGTAGCCTGCGTTACATCATCAACGCTGCTGCTCGCGGTGCTCTGAAGTCCACCGCCAAGTCCACCTCTGCTGTGGCTGCTGGCTTCGTGTACGAGGACGACGAGATCAACGGTTACCCCGTGATCGTGTCGAACCAGCTCGCTGGCAACGATGCACTGTTTGGTGACTTCTCGATGATGGTTATGGGCATGTGGTCCGGCCTGGATCTGACTGTGGATCCTTACGCTGGTGCTACTGCTGGCACCGTCCGCGTGATCGCCCTGCAGGATGTTGACTTTGCTGTCAAGCAGCCTGGCGCCTTCTGCTTCGGAACCTGATCATGATGCGAGTTGAGATCAAGCGCAACGTCATGATCTCTGGGGAGCCTGCTGCGGCGGGCTCCTTTGTAGAGCTTGAAGACGCTACGGCAATGTTGTTGATTGGAATGGGCAAGGCTGCATATGCACCTGCTGCTCCTGCTCCTGTCTCTGAGCCAGAACCCGCTCCGGCGGTTTGTCCACCTGTTAAGCCTGCGCCACGGCGTAAGCGTTCCACCTCATTCCCCGAAGACTGATGGCTATTCTTTCCACCGGCCTGGAGAAGCTTTCTCACTTCGCCCTGGCCCCGACTGCTGAGCGTACTATTGCTCTTGCTGGCACTGCTGTTGACCTGAACGATTACGAGGGCGACATTATTGTCATCCTTGACGTTGAGAATGGCGGCACCTCCACTCTTGACGTGAAGCTGCAATCCAGCGACACCGAAGGTGGCAGCTACACCGATGTCACCAGCGTGTTCAACCTGGACGGCACCGAGCAAGCATCTGCTGCTGTGGCATTTGCCCAAGTGAGCACTTCTGCTTCTAAGCAGTATCTGGTGTTCCCTAAGGGTGCCGCTAAGCGTTGGGTGAAGGCTGTGTCCACTGTTGACACCTCAACCCACACCTACAGCATCAACGCTCTGGGTGCCAAGAAGTACGCCTGATCACGATATGCGCCCGGTTAACGCCGGGCGCTTTTTGCTATGGCGATGAGCGAAGATTTAAGCGTATTTCTCAACACTGCAGAGTTCGCTGTGCAGGTAGTTGCTGGTGCCGTGTCGGGTCTGGGGATCCTTGATATGCCGTCTGAGATTATTGCTGATGGCGTTGTATTGACAACCGACTACAAGCTGACGTGCGAAGCGTCAAAATTTGGCAGCTTGCTGCATGGCGATGCGATTACGGTTGCTGGAACTGGTTATACTGTGAGAAATGTAGCGTTGATCGATGACGGTGCGTTTTGTGAGATCATGTTGCAGAAGAACTCATGAGCGGTGTCATTGGCTATTACTCGAATAACGAGCAAAACATCTACACGTGGGATACGTTGACAAGTGATGGCGAGACGGATGCGTTAAAGGTTAACGCAACGCACTTTACATTTGTTGACAAGATTGTGGGATCAAACGTAACCGTAACGCATCAAGGGTCATTGAATTGCACGGATTGGTTTGACTTAGAAGCTCACAGCCATAACGCATCAGGCGTCGATCGCCATACTTATTCAAATACGCCGTTGCTTTACGTTAGGTGTTCGGTGTCAAGCATTGGCGCGGGTGAAAGTTTCACTGGTTCTGTGATGTGTAACTGATGACTACCAAACGCGAACAGATTCTGAGTGAGATCGCCAGCGTGCTTGCCAGTACTGCTGGGGTTGACGGTCGTGTGTATCGGTCGAGGGTGACGGCTGCTGCGAGATCTGAGTCGCCCATGCTTGTGATTGAACCGGTTACCGATACAGCCAGGCAGGTGACATCGCTGCCAAAGCTTGACTGGCGAATGCGTGTCAGGGTTACTGTTGTAGTTCGTTCCAGCACTCCAGACACCAGCGCAGATTCGGTGATCGAGTCGATGCACAGCAAAATCATGGCGGATCTCACGCTTGGCGGCTACGCCATCGATGTGCAGCCCGTATTGACCGAATTTCAGTTTTTAGATGCTGATCAGCCTGCAGGCGTGATTTCCTGCGAATTCGATGTGCTCTATCGCACTGCGGTTGATGACCTGACGACAAGCTAAGATTTAAGCAGGTACAGAGATTATCATGAATGACGAGTACCGAGGGCAGGGTGGGTCTTACCTCCTGGACCCAGAAACCGGTAAGCGCACCTTGATTGAGCGCACTCTTCCCGCAAACTCTCCTGAGGACAATGGCACTTCTTCTACGGAAACGACTGATTCTGATCGAGACGGAATCGGTGTACGGAACGGATCCGACTCCCACCGGAGCGGACGCGGTTTTGGTGAGGGACCTGAACATCACTCCTCAGCAGAGTGATGTTGTCAGCCGCGATCTGATCCGCCCGTACTTGGGCGCATCGGAGCAGCTCCTCGCCAATACTCGCGTTGAGTGCACCTTCAGTGTTGAGCTGGCTGGCTCTGGCACCGCTGGCACTGCACCTCAGTACGGCAAGGCCCTTTTGGCTTGCGGGCTGAGCGAAACTGTTTCTGCTGGCGTTAGCGTCACTTACGCGCCTGTCAGCTCCTCGTTCGGCTCTGTAACCATCCACTACAACATCGATGGTGTGCGCCATAAGGTGACAGGTTGCCGTGGCACGTTCGTGATCAATGCGAACGTGGGCGAGATCCCGACGATCGACTTCACCTTTACCGGTATCTACAACGCACCTGATGATTCGGCACTGCCTAGCGTGACTTACGCGAACCAGGCCACTCCTCTGGTGTTCAAGAACGGCAACACCGACACCTTCGCGTTGCTGTCTTATGCCGGATGCCTGCAATCGGTGACATTCGATGTGGGCAACACGCTGGTGTATCGCGAGCTGATCGGTTGCACTAAAGAGGTGCTGATGACAGATCGTGCTGCTAACGGAACCGTGGTGCTCGAAGCGGTGACGATGGCGACGAAGGATTACTTCACTGCTGCCTTGACCGACAGCACGCTGGGGAACCTGACGTTCCAACATGGAACGGCTGCTGGCAACATCGTTGATTTCGCTTCGACTCGGATCGACATCGGCGATGTGTCCTATAGCGATCAGGACGGCATCGCGATGCTGAACATCCCCTACACCGCGATCCCGTCCACTGCTGGCAACGACGAGTTCAGCCTGGTGTATACTTGATCGGCGAGAGATGGATCGGCAGGGACCGCATTGCGGTCCCCTTTTTATTGCTGTATAGTTTGCAAGAGTCTATTTCTACTCATGGCTTTCGTTCGCAAAAAGGTTAAGACTTTCAAGTGGCCTGTAAAGATTGAAGAGCCTGCCGATGGCGGTGTGTTCGAGACTTCGACTTTTGATGCTGTTTTCAAGCGTGTGCCACGGTCTGAATTTCAGAAGCTCGCTGATAAAGGCGACCTGGAGCTGCTCAAGGCTGTCTTGACCGGCTGGGAGGGCATCGAGGATGAAGACGGCAAGCCGGTGCCGTTCTCTCAGGTAACGATGAAAGAGTTCGCCGACGATCCGTATTGGATTCGCGGTGTGCTGAGCGCTTATACCGAGACCTTCGAGGGTGCAAAGCTGGGAAACTGAAAGGTGCCGCTGAGTATTGGGTGAAAGGCGGCAAGCGGATGGAGGATAAAAGCGGAGACGATGCTGCGGCTTTTGGGTTGAAGCCGCAGCGTCCCGCTGCTCCTGTTGAGGAGCATTTTGAGGTATGGGAGGAGAACTGGGAAACAGTGATGATGTTCTTGCGAATGCAAACGCAGTGGAACGTCACGATGGGTGGCTACGTGGGATTGAAATATGAGGTGCTGACAGGTGCGGGAGGCTTGATGGCGCTGTATGATGTGGATAATCCCCGTGAGATGCTCGAAGGTATTCAAGAGATGGAAACCGTAGCACTCTCCGAACTCAATAAAGACAAAAAATAATGGCAAAGCAAGTACAACCGCTTGAGATTATCCTTGGCATCAAGGGTGCGGAAAAACTTGCTGCGCTAAAAAGCTCGTTTCGTGATCTCACGAAAACGGTTAAGCAATTCGACTCAGATATTGATGCAGCAAGAAAAAGCATCAATGATTATGTAAAGTCCGCAAATAACAGCGAGGCTGTAATTCGTGGCCAGATCAAGGCGTTTGAGGGCCTGCGCGAACAGGCCGCAATGGGTGGGGAGGTATATCGCGGGCTGTCTAGTGATATTACGGAGCTGAAAGCTCAGCTCAATGGTTCAACTTCTGCAATTGATGCTCAACGTAAGTCAATTCTTGAGCTTGCGTCCGGCGCTGAAATAACGGCGAAGCAGGTTCAAAATGCTATTGACAAGCTCTCTGCGCTCAGGGCTGAAACTCGCCTCGATTCTGGCGCGTTCAATGCGTTTGGAAAGGATATTGACGCACTTACTGAAAGGCTTGACCAGTTAGCTGCAAAAACAGAAGCCGCTGCCAGAAAATCTAGGCTGCTAAGCGGGCCACTTAGGTCTTCTTCTGGAGAGTTGAAGGCTCAGATCGAGGCATACAAGCAAGAAGTAGTATCGATTCAAGAGCGCATCAATGCAATTGATGCGTTAGAAGCAAAAGAAAGGAGACTCAAGAAACATATCGAAGAGCGTGCCGCTCTGGAAAAAGAGCTAGCAAGCAAACTTAAAACAACAAGGCAGGCTGGATTTCTTGTATCCGTTGAGGCTGGCCGAAGAAGCGTTATTTCTGCCGCAAGCGCCTTCAATGATGCAGATAAGTCCATTGGATCATTTTTGACCAGGCTTCGGCTTTTGGATAAGGATTTTGGCGAAATCCCAAATACTATTGCTGGTTCCAATCAGCGACTTAGAGAGCTTCAGGAGCAGTTTTCAAACACAACTCGAAGCGGTCAAAAGTATGTCGCTGTAGCTTTGGAGATTGCTCGCGTCCAGCGCGATGCAACTGCCGCAACTCAAGGTTTAGGAGCTGCTTTAATTAAAGATTTAGCCAGTGGCGTTGCGGTCAGAAACCAAAAGAATCTGCGCGAAGCTATCGGTCAGCTTCAGGCTGAAATGTCTGAATTGAATACTGAGACAACAGAAGGTTCGGCTAAATATGCGGAGAATGCAAGGCAAGTAAATAATCTTCAAAAAGAGCTTGACCAGATTGCTAATAGCTACCGAAATGTCGCAGACATGACGCGACAGGCAACAGCTTCTCAGGTTGATTATGGAGCTGTCGCTCGTAAGATGTACTTGGAGCGTGATCAACCTGGCTATAAAACTCCGGCCGAAATAAGAGGTAAACAATTCCTTGAAAGAATTGATGCAGAACGACAAGTTCTGCGACAAACGCTCGCTCTTCCGGCTGCCGGACAGACATCGGCTCCAGGCACTGGTGCCGCGATGAGCGGCATGGCTAGGGGTATAACTGGTCAAGTCGATGTAACTCGTCGCCCTTTAGTTTCAGCAGATCTCCCTAGGGATTATTTAGAAAGAGTGAGGGCTAATTTAGCTGCAGCGCCTTCTGCCGCTGTTGGGGTGGCCCCTGGAGTTGGCTTTGGGGAACAAGTAATTAAAAAGCAAATTTCCGAACTAAAAGAAGCTGCCGCTGCGTACAGGCCATATAACAAAGCAATTAGAGATGCTCGGGCGGCAAACAATGGCAGCATCAGCAGCATTAATAATTTAAAAAATGCATTGATTGCGAAAAGAAATGAAGTTCCTACCACCTCTGCAGCTTTCCGCCGTTTAACTTCAGAAATTGAAAATTTAGATCGAAAGTCTGATCGCGTCAGTCGCCGGATGAGCCGCCGCCGGATGTCACCGATGCAGATGACGCAAGCGGCTGGTGCGGCGATCTCTGGAGGTATTTTTGGAGGGCCTGAAGGTTTCCTTGGTGGCGCTATTGGTGCAATTGGTGGTGTTGGGGGTGCGTTTGCCGGTGCTGCGGTTGGTGCGCAGATTGGTGGACTAAGGCGGCAGCTTGGGGAGTTTGCGGATTATGCCGCAGAAATCAAAAGGCTAGAAATTGCGCTGAAAGGCATTACTGAAGTGCAGGATGATGCGGTAG